TTCCAGCAATCTTGTCGCCAACTTCTGCACGGGTTGCGATAACAGCTGAAGAAGCAACACCAAGGGTGAAGCCTCCAGAAGTACCAGCAACGGTTACAGCAGTAGTTGCAAGAGCGGTCTGGTCTGCGCCTGACTTAGCATTGTAAAGACGTGGAGACTCTACGAAGAATGCACCTTCGTAGTCGCCAATCTCTCCAGCCCAGATATTATCTACGGCTGGGTTGCTCTGTGCGTGAACGAAGTTCCATCCCATATTTCCAGTCTCGGCACGAAGGTCGTGCGAAACTTCTGGGTGAATACCTGTCCAGTACAAGGAACCTCGGCGAGCCTTAGCCTTGTTAGCGCGGAGCTTAGCAACTGCACGACGGATGTCTGCAGAGTCGATTGTGTCAGAAGCATCTACGTTAGCAACAGCAGTTGCATTGCCTGCGTAAATGTTGTTTGAACCTGAGCGAAGAGTTGTCATCGCTACGGTGTCGATAGAATCAGCGAGGTTGTAAGCAATAATGTTTGCAATCGCTGGGTCGACATCTGCGAGCGAAAAGAGCTCGAGTGCACGGGTTACTAGGACTGCGTTACCATACTCGTTAAGAGTAATGGTTACGGAAGTCGGGGTTGAAAGAGAGACTGCATCTGGGTCAGTCGTCTCAGTAAGTGTAGATGTAGCTTGGTCAAGGTCAACGTACTTCTGTAGAACTACGGTTGAGCCAGGAAAAGCCTGACGGGCTGGTCGCTTGTCTGCAACTGAACGAATGAGTGGTTCAGAGCGAAGCGCAAACTCAAGAAGGCGGTCATATGCCTTCTGAACAAGACCAGCGCCACCTACGGTACCGCCGAGCGATGTGCTGGCGGTTGAGGTATAAACGTTAGCCATTTTTTTGCGTCACCTCCAGTGACTATGAACGGATTAGGAATTGCGTAGTAAGTTGATTAACTCATCCATTGAACCCGCACTATCCATACGAGTTTCAAGGTCTACGACTTTGTCTGGAGCAATACCACCCTGTGTGATTATGTCTTGCTGACGTAATGCAGCCAGGTCTTGCTGTTTCTCCTGCACCTCAGTCTGTGGGTTATAACCAATCAAATCTCCGTTATCACGGAGCCAAGAGTCAATAGACTCTTCGTTGGCATCATCTACATCTTTGAGGATAAGGCGAGCAGCTTTAGCATTTACTCCCTTTTTTGCTAGGACTTCAGAGACAGTTCTTTCACGTTTTTCCTTGAGGAATCCGTCAAGTTGTTCGGAAAGTTCCTTGATACGCTTTTCATCAGCACGCTTTGCCTTACGCAACTTCTTTACCAAGTCGTTGTCAGACAGAGGCTGCTGCTCCTGTGTATCTAGGTCGTCTTCGTCTTCATCCCAGTAGTTGTTGCTCATAGCAACCACCCTTTCTATTTTTGTAGTTAGTCGCAAACCACAGTTCTACTCAGGGGTAAGTAGGCTGGCTTTTGCTCCCAGTCTTATACGCTGCGTGGGGCTGGTTGGTCCACGTCAGGAATCTATATTCTTCCGCCAGTTTCTTTGGTCAGAGATGTTTTACTAAGTCCAGACTCTCCGCTAAATGCTGCAATCTCTCGTTGAGCAAGGCGTTGTCTTGTTCGCTGTGCAGAAGCAAGTCCTTGGAATACTTCAGCTTCTGCTGTCTGCTGTGTATAGGACGGCAACTCTTCGTAAATCTGACTTAACTTGGTTGCCTCTGGTAATACTTCGGCTATAACCGAATAACCCTGTCTAGCTAAGTCTTTATCTACACCAAGTTTTGCCAACTCTGTAGAAATCTCTACGCTGCCAGAAAGCCCTTGTGCTACAGCAGCCCCATAAATCTCAGCAGTTGCTACCTTCTCTTTGAGGACATTGACGTTATTCTTGGGGTCAAGAAAATAACGGGTAAGGTCTGCATCTGTAATACCATAGATAAGCTTGAATGAATCACGAGTAGCTTTATCAGTATTAATAACTCGATTAGAAGCAGTTTGAATTCTCTCATTAAACTCAACAGCAGATACGTTAGCACCAATTACTTCAGCCATTTTTTGAGTACGCTCTTTACCCTTTGGACCAAAATAATCCATAAGCCCATATGATGTAAGAGTCTCTGAATAGCTATTTTCTAAAGCAAGATATTCTGCCTCTGATAATACATTCAACCCCTGCTTACGGCGCAGTTCATTGCCAGCAAATCTTCTTGCATAACCAATCGCATTACCCGCAGAGTCCTTGTTATACTTAGGGTCAGTCTTGAGAGCAAGTGTTGCTGCTGCTGGACCAACACCAGATATCATCAACTCGTTGATTGGACCAACCAACTCTTCCAAATCATATTGGATAAACAAATCCTTTAGCATTGCAAAAGCATCTTGCATTTCTGGAGATGTTGTTGGTTCTTTCTTTGCTGGTGGATTACGAAGTGGATTAAGCGAACTTGTAAGAAAACTATCTATATATTCTTTTGGAGCATCTGCCCCTTTATTCAAAGGGCTTGTAAATACTGAATCTTTATAGTCACCTTCTCCACCAATAGGAACATTTAATAAACCCACCGTTGGTGCTGGGGTTGGCGGTTTAATTGAAATAGCTTCTGCTGGCTGTCCTATAAAGGCTGATACTGCTGGTGTTTGATTTGCCCTAGCAGCCTGTTGAATAGGAGATAAACGTGTTATCTCATCAGCATAATCAAGAGCTATTGGTTTGGTTGCTTTAGCTGAAACACGCTCTGCGGTTTTCTTAGCAGTCTTTTTTGCCACTATGACACCAATCCAAACGAAGTAAGAATTTCAAGAGCATATGATGCTGCAGTATTCTTAGCATTAGTTGTCTTACCCCAGCGTGGGTCTTTGCGAAGCATTGTATTAAACTCCGTAATGGACATAGTGCCTTGGTTATTGTTATTCAATAAAGCTGCCTGAATGGTTGGGTCATTAACATTAATTGCTTGAGGGTTTAACTCAAGAACCTGTGACATATCATAGATATATTGCGAAGCAATATCTTTAACGCTAATGTCATCATCAATCAAATTAGAAATATTCTGATATTTAGCTTGAGCAAGCTTTATTAGTTTATTCTTTGTTTGTTCAACGTTCTTGCCTTTTTTCAAATTAGTAACTACATAATCCATAGCATCTTGCTGAGTCATAACAAGACCGTATTCATTGGCAATGCTCATAATATTCTGGATATCTCCAGCAGCTTGACCGCCAGCTGTAAGCAACTGGTCTACCTTGCTACCCTTGATGGCTTTACCAGCAATCTTGCCAAGAAGCAAAGTTTTATCTATATCATTTACTAAATCTCCAGTAGATACACTACTAATGAGGTTGCCTTTATCATCATACTTTCTAGTTGTAGAGGTAAAGTTTTTTTGTTCTAAAGAACGTAATGCTTCATAATAAGCGTCTTCTTCTTCTTTAGAAGCGCCACGTCCAAGATACTGCATAAAGAATCTATCAGCATCATCAGCAGCATTTGCTCTTTTAGTAAAAGAAAAATCAGTTGTAGTTCTAGTAGTTGCTTTACCAACAGCTTTTTCAGAACTTTTTAGATAATCTGTAAAAGCCTCTATTTTTTGAGCACCAGTAATTTTTACAGCATCAACGGCATTAATACCATAATTTCTTAGTGCGTACAATAAACCTTTATTAAACTCTTGCGAAGAAAAATCTTTTGATTGTAATACTTCTTTGCCGATAAGGTCATTGTTATACATTGATAACAATAATGCATCTAAACTACCAGGTCTTGATTGAACTTCTGCAAGAATCCTATTTCTAATTTTATCAAAATCGGTTGATATATCTATATCATTATCAGGACCAACATATATAAAATGTTCAATACCGTCTTTTCCAGCCAGCATTGTTTGACCATTATTTGGGTCAGTTGTAACTTCAATTTCATATTCAGCAAGCCGTGTATTAAGAGGATTGATAGCAACTTTGCGTCTTTCCCGAGCTTGTTGCTGAGGGCTAGGCGTACTTAGAGCGGTTTCTTGTTGGGCTTCAAATTGTGCAGCATCTACGCCAAGAGGGTAAAAGCTACCATCTTTCATATAGCCAACCCACAAGCCAGTTTCGTTATCAATAACTACATCTACAAAACCAAGTGGTAATCTTTTATCTATACCCCAATTGATTACATTGCTTGTGCGAGTATTATCTGGACGAGGAGTTGCCATTAGAGTCCTCTCTTAAATACCGTGTATGTATCACGGGAATAGTAATTAAGTATTGCCCTAAAGATTGCTCGGTTTGCTTCTTTCAAAATCAAATCTCCTTCAATAAACTGGGCAATCAGTGACTCAACTTCTTGTTTTCTTTGACGTTTGATATCTGAAAAGTTACTAACAGACCTAACCTCTGGGTCATTAGCTAGGTCAATAAATGACCTAACCTGATTAGCAATAATAATAAGCTTTGACCTAGTTGTTTCTGGCATTTTAACATCTGGATTAACAATCATTTCTTCCAAAGATTTAAACATATTTTCTTCAGAAGCAATCTCATTACCACCACCAACAAGAGCTGGTCCAAGCAAAGGATTAGATAACTTTAAGTTATTTCTTTTTGCTGTAGAACTTTCAATAATTGCTCTACGAGCGCTGATGCTAACTGTTTCTGACAACTGTTTGCGCTCATCGCGCTCAATATCAAAATAAGCTTGCTTGTCTCTAGCAACTAG